TGGAAAAAACTGTAGAAACCAAAAGGTCTTTATTCTGCTGGCACGGGTTAGGTACGTGCGTAACGCAACAGAGTCCGTGTAAACCTTTCTTTCAAAGGCGGCTCACGGTAAGCCGGGCATGTTTTACGATCATGCAACGTTTAGTCTGATGTTGGTTCGGGAAGAGCTGGTAGGGGCGCGTTGGGGAGTCGAGCCTGGGTGACGTTAGGGTTGTAGTTGAGGTTGAACCCTTTCTGGTCATTAGCGATCTTGATCTGTATAGTTTTGAAGGTAGCGGACGCCATTCGGTCTATTTCTGAGGGGGCGTCGTAGGGTAGTTCTGAGGCAAGGCAGGTGGGATCGTACAGGCCATCAAAAGCATCGAACGCACACCATTTATATTGTGATGGCACATTCTTCTTCGCGAAGTTCGCTGGGGGGAGGTTTTTCGATTGTCTAATGGCGAACGTCGGTTTGGCTAGGTAGTAGGTGACCTTGTGTATTGGGCAGTTCGCCTCCTTGATGGCGTTGGCTGCTGCACGGTGCTCCACGCCCTCAGTAATTCCATCCCAAGTGGTGGCCTCCGACGAGCCCCTGTCGAAAGCTTCGAGACTGAGGCCGAGCAGTACTTTCATGAAGTTTGCGTCCGTGGCTCCAGCCTTGATGAGTCCAGCTTGAATGCTGATCCACTGCTTAGTGTTTGGAACATTTGCCGAAGCAGGTTTTGGCTCGATTGCGGCCAGGTCGTCCTTAGTGAACTTTGTTTCCCAGGGCTGGGGTGCAGCTTGTTGCCCTCTACCTGTTCCTCCGCCGCCTGTGCCACCTGTGCCTCCAGTGCCTCCTACTCCTGTCCCGGTCCCTCGCCCAGTTCCCGTTCCAGTTCCAGACATCTTTAGTGTTTAATTTACAAAAAGGGAAACTTAACAAACCCTAGCTGGAGGTGGTGTGGTAGCAGTTGCCCCTAATGGATATAGTGTGCCCGTTTATTATTATTTCACATGGTGGGGGCAGATGCTGTTGAAGTATATTATATAGGATGCCTAATATTAGTATGAACAGAATGATGCATAGTGTGTCAGTGTTTAGCATGGTGGGTGATTCCGGTGACAATGCAAGCAGAGGGGCGCATAGATTCTAGGTGTGGTGGGGGCTGGGTTGAGAATGTTTCTGGTGATGAGGAAAAGGGTTGTGGCTAGTGCGATAACCATGGAGAATGGGAGAGATGAGGATGGGTATGAGGAGGTGGGGCTGTTGTAGAGAATTCCTTTGGTGCCGTCCACGTACCTACCCCCGTGCGGTAAATGGTGGATGTTGTCGCCGGTGTGTGGAAGGGTATTACGGGTTAGTGTATAGAGGAACAATGCACTCGCTACTCCTATAGCTAATACTAAGTAAGCTCTCGTGTTGTCAAGTGGTCTGGCCAGATGAAGAGGCTGGTCCATGAGAGGAGGCCACGTCACATGTGGGGTTGATCCCAGGTGCTCGAATATGGCAGGCTTTTCGGTGCCTGGTGAAAGCAATGTATAGGCCCACCTTGTCCTTAACTGTTGGCAGAGGAGTGCTAGAGATGATGGTAGTGGTGTCGTATTCTAGCCCTCTCGTTTGAGTTGCTTGTAGAGCTGGTAGTCCGTGAGCTAGTGCCAGGTTGTGGGCTGCTGTGTCGAGTGTGATCGGTTGTCCGTAAATTGGGCCGTCGAATAGTCCGGTGAATGAGAAGCCCTGGTCTTGCTGGTCTGCCCGATGTTGGAATTCCAGTTGGTACCCAAGGCTTTGCAACGTTTTGACTGTTTGGGGACCAAGTCTGTAGGTGGTGTGTTTTATATAGTGGGGGCGGGTCGTGGGGCCTGTGTGTTGGAGGTTGTCAGCAATCAACATGTCCCAGGCCTCCTCCGGCCACTTGGCTCTAGCTGGGTACTCATCTAGGATAGTGTACTTCTTCGGGCAAGGGGGCTCTTGGCCTTTGATGTAGTTGAGTGTGAGGTTTGGTGGGTCGGGGGTGCCTGCAGTGTGTATGGTGACTCCTGGAATGGTATTTAGTATCTCGCGGAGTAGCGTTGTCTTGCCAGCGCCAGCCACCGCGTGCACGACCAGTTGCTGCCCGGCGCCTCTTGGTTCTGATGTTCTTAAGTAGCCAGATCTTGTGAGTAGGTCAGTTATCCGGTTATCCATGGTTAGTTGTTAAACTAATAGGTTACTTAACTAGAGAATAAACCTTCTTCGCCAAAGATTGCATCGTGGTTGGCGAAGACTCGAGTGTGGGCTTCTGTGTGTAGGGTTCTGATTGTTTGGTAGTGGAATGTCAGCTCGTTGTCGGTAAATATATCGTGTATTGCGTCCCCTAGTTCGTACGTTGGTAGCACGTCGAGCGCATAGGCCGTGGCGGTTTTCTTCAATTCATCTTTCCCTTGAAGTTTGGCCTTGTGCAGTGCAGCCCATGTTTTCCGAGGATGTTTGAGGTAGCCGTAAGGGGTGATGATATTGCCACAGAACTCGGGCCAGGAGCCTTTTCCTTGTCTTATGGTCACCGGCTTTGATTTGAGGGTGAACTGCGCAGCTAAAGGTTTAAATGATTCTCTCTCTTCAGGTTCGCAGTTGAGGGCGCAATCGTCTCCAGCGTACAGTTGTGCAGTGCCTCTGGGTATGTGGAATCGGGCATGCGTGTAGGCGATGTTGCATTCAGTATTGGCATCGAAGGTTGGCCCCTCTCCAGTGAGTCTCATGATGCCAAGGGTGCCTAGGAATATTTTGGCGTTCAGCTTAAGTTCGATGTAGGACTCGATCAAATCAGCAGGCAGATCATGGTGCCTTGCTTTCATCACCTCAAATTGCAACATGGCCCCATCTTGAGACTGGTCATACGCCTCAAAGTCGTTTGTGTATGCCAACCTGTCGAATTTCCAATGCGTGTCCACCCATTTTGAAGCTGTGGGCTGGTCAATTTCGCAGTTAATTAGTATGTTCTTTGGGCAGAATTTTTCTCTTACACGCCGCATGTAGCGCGCCATCGTGCCGAAGATCATGACAGTACTCTGGTAGAACGCGGCGATAGTTTGACCAGCCTTAACGTTGACTGTCCCAATTTTTTCGTTTTTCTTTACCCACTGCGACTTTAGAAATAGCGCGATGTGACGCTCCCCAAAGTCTGGGCTTTGTCTGAGTATTCCGTTTTTGATCATGTGAAGGGGTTTTTGTAGGTATTTATTTTGCACCTCATCGGCACATTTCCACCAAAGGTCTGGGTCGAATTTGATGGGCTCCGCTGGCAAGCACATAGCCTCCTTGTAGGCCAGCCACAAGATGTCACCTAGGGGCCTCTTTGTCTTGAATTCAGTCCAGTTTGATTCAGGGGTTGAGGTGACTATGCGTTTCTCAATGGTGGCCCAGAAGAGAGTTTCATCCTTTGCCTGTTGGTGTTGGAAAGCCTGAATGAACTCGTTTTCGGTTTGGATGCAGTTGGAGTGTCCGGTGCTTTCTGAGTAGATCTCTCGGTCATGCTTCTCTGGAAGAGGCTCAGTGATTTCTTCCACTAGCGGTACCACGTTTTCCACAGCAATGTGGGTGACAGGGGCTTTGGGCTCCAAGGGTTCATCTGGCTCAGGCTTCGGGTCAGGCAGAGAGTGTTCCTTTGTAAGGTTGAGGATGGCTTGTAAGTACGGGGTACACTTCACTTTCGCCCAAAATTGTTTTTCGTCGGTCATAGTGTTGCAGAAGTGTATTTCGTCTGCGGCCCTGGAAAAAGCTGTGTATAGGACCTGATGTGAGCACTTTGCAGTGTCGTTGTCAATGATGACCTGTACACGTGAAGCGGTTATCCCTTGACAGCCCGCATAGGTAGAAGTTTTCCTGCCCATGGAGACGTAGTTTCTTTGTTTGATTTGGCTGGGAACTAATGTGTGGCGCCCGTCTTCTATATGGTTACTGACTGATATTCGCGTTTTCCCTTGTTTTTCAGAGTAAACCCCCAAGGCGTTCGCTAGGTCCTGGTTGTTCCTGTGAGTTGCGTTGATGTAATAGCGGGCGTACGCGCTGAAGACGACTGGAGAGGGGCTGAGATCGTTGATCGTGTTCCCTTCGGCTGATTCGAAGTGTTCGGATTGCCTGGGGTCTCCTGTGAGTATGAGCAGGTCTAGCATTGGGGAGTTTTGCACGTACGCCTCGATGTACCCGCGTGGTAGCTTAGTGTAATCGTCCATGATGACTACGTTGCCTTTTGGGATCAGCAGCGCGTTCTCGAATGTCATGAACATGTCAGGGTCATGAGCGGGCAGTTTAGCTTTCCAATCGGCCCTTAGCTCATTCGTCGGAAGGATGGTGACGATGGGGTCCTCCTTGTTGTTCCTCATGTATTCTTGCAGGGCTCTTGATTTACCACTGCCGCCCGCGCCATGTATCACGGAAATAAGAGTTTGTCGAGGGGCAAGTTTGCATTTTCTTTTAAGTGTGGTCTTCCATTCGTGGGATTGTTTGGGGAGGATGGCCCCTGTTTTATTGCTCATCACGTCTCGCGCGAATGCGGCTGCTCTTTCAATGTCGGGGGAGTATTTGCATGGCATCCGGTTCATTTTCCTCAGGGTCGCTGTGATCGGGCCACTGAAATCCTCAACTGGTAAGTGCCGGATGTGTTTAATTGGGTAAATGAGGTCCCCCTCTACGTCCAACTGTTCAAGGTCGCCTTGGAATCCAAGGCCCCGAAGTAGTTTGAGCCACGCCTTCCATGGCAGTTCACGCAATGTGGGGCACTTCCGCTCCTCGCTGTCTGTGGGTTCTGACGGGGCTGCCTCTTGGTCAGTGTTGAGAGCGGGGTTTGAACTGGGCCCTGCTTTGTGGGTCTCTTGCGCAGTTTCAGCCGCTTTGCATTCTGGTGATGCGGACACTTCCGTGTCCTCGGGGCATTTGGTTTGCTGAAGGGGCTGCGGGAGGTTGGTGTAGGGTTTTGGTCCACTTTCTTGTTGTTTAGGGTTTGCGGCTTCGGTAGTTGCTGCGTCTGTGTAATTGATGCCGATGAGCGACTGGACGAGCACGTCAATGGCATCTTTTGGGAGTTCGGGTTCGCTGTGGTTCTCCTGTTTTGTTTCCCAGTTCTTAGTGACCTCAAAAGTGAAGTCTACATCGACGAGTTGCAGCGCTTTGTAGAGTTGCATGAAGGCTGTTGGGCCACTAACCCAGTGTCTGAGTTCTTGGATTTTTGCTATCGCCGGTCTGAAAAGGCGCTTGAGTATATTGTCCCCGAGAAGAGTTTCGAAGGACGTGATGGAGTCCAACTTGCCCAACACGTAGAAGTAGTTGGTTAGTAGCAGCAATTCCGCAGGCTCGTATTGGTTGAGTTCAGAGTTCGCTATCGTCTGCCTGAGCTTGGCCCAAACATCCCTAATCTTCGGCTCCCCAGCTGATTTAACGTAGAGAATCCACGAGTTTGCTTTCGTCTTAGTAATTGGTTTCTGTGCATTATACTTTGGGGGGAGGAATATTTTTGGTACCACGACTAAGGGCTCAGGGGTGTCGTAAGATCTGTAAGTGCTGAGTTTGAGCCTTCCACGCCGTATGAGTAGTAAGTGATTGGCCGCTTTAGACTCCACCCGGTCGACTGTGAGGCACATGGAAGCAGTTGTGACATGCCCAATCTTCAGCCAAGTTAGGTCCTTGTAATCATGTTCGTATTCCCCGCCTGATAGGCCCCCAGGTTTGTAGAGAAATTTTTGGGGCATGTAGTGCAACGTGTAGATTTCTGGGTATAGACTTTTAAGCCTGAGTGTGGCTTCGGGGGGAAGGACGATCGTGGCGAGCAGGGTCTCTAGTTGTGGGGAGCTTGTGAAAATGTGCTCCAGCACCTCAGGCTGGAAGTAATGCAGGCTGTCCCCAATAAAAGCCATCTTTGTTGTGATTTCCGGGAGGCGGGGGTAGATAGTCTCGAGAGGGTACCTGGCAAGGTCTTTAGCAACGATGTCAGCATTGATGAAGGTGTCGACATCTCCTCTTCTCCGGAAATATTGCATCTTAGATGGCTTCATAAAAAGAAATGACACTCTTTCTTTTGGGAGGAGATATGAGGCCGTCCGGTAGAGGTCATTCTCAAGGGCTTTTGCTGCTGCGTGTGTGTGTAATTTTGTGCTGAACGGGTTATGAGGGATTGCGTACCGTTCAAGCGTGTTTGCAGCAGTGGGGAGGAGGGCGTATCTGGAGTAGAGCGCTGTGTCTTTGAGCACTTGTTTAACTTGGGAGTGCGCTTCCTCTTGGAGTACAGCCCTCAAGGATGGGTCGGTGATGCTGTCAAAGACTTTAGAAACGAGTGCCATTGTTGCCGCACGCGCAGGGCATTGTAGGGGACAATTGGCAGTTTCGTTTTCTTTCGTCTTTTCTTTTCTTTTCGTTTCGTTTGGAGTGGTTTTC